TTGTTGTTTTTGGGGCGTTCAAACTCGTACCGAACGAAAACCCCCACCGGCCCCACCAACGGCAACACTACCCAGGGACTGACGCTGGCCCGGGCCAGTGCAGCCAGGTCCCCCCTGTACGCCCGCGTGTCCGCGGGCGTATATGCGTGGCCCCCCCCCCACGAATGGCGTTTTTCCGGTTTGGGCCTCAAATCCACTGAAAATTCAAGTATTTTTGCCGGCAACCGGACCGAATCATCCAGTAGATTAGCAATAAACGGCCGCAAAAAAACCATAGATAGCAGGGGGTTGTCATTGCGCATCGGGGGTATCCTCCAAATCAGCACGCACTTTCGCCAACATGGCCATCAACCGCCTGTTTTCCCTGGCCAAATACCGTCTTTGCATTCCCAGCCGCTGGACATAGAACACCGCGTCAACAAGCTCTTCTAGTGCCTCGGCTTCAAAGTCCCGCTCGTCATGCTCTGCGGGCAGTAAGTCCCCGTATTCTTTGGATCCTTGATCCATGCGGTGTTCCATCAGGTCAACAATTTTCTTCTTGAACCAGCCAACATAAATTTCAGCTTCATCATTCATTTTCTATGCTCCTTGTATGAAAAGTCTTTTTTCCAACAAATCCCCAGCTGGGCACTGCGCCCAACGGCGAGATAACACCCTAAAATACTTGCCGTCTTTTTTGACGACGACTTCTTCCGGCGGCGGCAACCTCCGCAGACGATCAATCACCTGATCCATTGTCGCAAACTCTAACCCTTCAATCTCGTTACTAACACCACAGTTCTTCAAGATTTGACTCACAATTTGTACAGCTTTTGTCTTTGCATAGCCCAGGGACTCCCAGGACAGATATTCCGAAACGCTACTAATAAAACCAAGCTCCATAGGCAAATAATCCAATCTAATCGTTTCGTTACCTGCTTTGCTTGTGTGCCTAGACACAGACCAACCAGCCACCGGCATAGATAAAACCTCATCATTTCCCATGATGTCAATTTCTCTATGTAGCCGAAATCGCTTGTCCTCCACCGTTTCCGGCGGCGGAAACTCATGGCTGCACACAGGGCAATTGCGGAAACCAGCATAGACTATCTCTTGACAGTCCGGGCATTTTTTAGTCACAGGCTCCCCATTACTACCTGCCCTGGCTGGTGGAACAACCTGTGTGATGGGGCCGTGCATAGAGACATTACCAGCAAAATCAAGTACTAAGCAATCCGTCTTATCTTTGTGTACCCTCATTCCCCGTCCGGCCATTTGCACGTATAGCGTCGGTGACATAGTGGGCCTAACCATGGCTAGTAAGTCAATCTTTGGCGAATCAAATCCAGTAGTTAAGACGTTAGCGTTAGTCAACGCCCGCAATTTTCCGGTCTTGAAATCGGACAGAATTTGACGCCGTTCGTCGGACGGCGTTTTACCGACTATGCAGCCTGTCGGTATACCTGAATCATTTAGCAATTTCGCCATGTTATAGCTATGTTCAACGCCACAACAAAACAATAGCCAGGACTGCCGATCTTGGCCTCTGGCAATGATTTCTTGCACTACTGCGCGGTTCTGATCATCTGTATCTACCCGTTCTTGCAGGGCTTTTTCAACAAATTCACCCCCTCTTTTTTGGACGCCGGAGGTGTCAAATTCCAGGTCTGTGAATTTATTGCGCAGTGGCGCTAGATACCCCCTGTCAACCAATTCCGTGATAGTGACAGACTCCAATAAATCGCTAAAAAGCGAATCTTTCCCATCGGTTATAGTCCCCTGACCAAGCCTCCACGGCGTAGCAGTTAGGCCGACGACCCGCATATCTGGCCACAAGTCTTGAAGTTCCTTGATCAATTTCCTATACGTCCCTTCTTCTTTGACTGATACTCGGTGGCACTCGTCAATAATTACCAAATCAATTTTTCCTAGCAATTTTGCACGGTTATGGATTGACTGGATACCTGCAAACGTTATCGGTCTAGACGCCTGCCGCAGCCCCAATCCGGCGGAAAATATACCAAAGGGCGCCCCTGGCCAAGCATTTTGCAGTTTTGCAGCGTTTTGCTCAATGATTTCTTGGACATGAGTCAGCATCAAAACCCGAGAATTCCAACCTTCTACCATTTGCCGACACAATTCTGCGATTATGTGCGATTTGCCGGATCCGGTGGGCAGGACCATGACAGGATTCGCCTGGGGATTTTTGGCGAAAAATTCCCATAAATCCCAAACAGCCCGTTGCTGGTAATCTCGCAATTTAGCCATTAAAACGGCACCTTTGCGACTAAGTGCTTTTCTACGTCGCTATGCAATTCCCAATTATCACACCCAATTTTCAAAAAATCCTTGGGGGGATTTTCGCCGTATAGTTTGCAAAACCATGTACCAGTTTTGCCGTCAGAATCTATGACGGGCGTAATGTGCTCACAGGACCGGCAGTGCCTCCATGTTTCAATACTAGCATTCGAAATACCATGACAAAAGTCATAAAAGTCGCAGAATTTGCACTGAAACCATGCCGGATTGGTGCTAATTCCCCCTGGAAGGCGGGCTTCCGTGGCCAAAGTCTGGCCTCTTTCGATGATTTTCGATGCGGCGTCTTTATCATAGTCAAAGCGTTCGACATAATATTCATCATCATTCTTGTTGATTGCGATATACAGGCACCGAGTCAGTCCCAGGCCGTACATATACACCTGACACTGTGCCCAATGTTGGGGCTTGGATTTAAACACCCCCTTCTTCTGCAACTCCTTGAATGACTTGTCATTATGCGTTTTGATTTCCAGGAGGTGGGGTGTGGTTGGGGCTTCCGGAACGCCGGATTTGATTACGCCGTCAACATAGCCACCAACGAACTTTCCTATGTCCACATATTTCTGTTTCCCTCCTGGCGTGGCTTCCAGAAGACAACCAATGTTGTACAAGTCCTCAATAACCATCGCTTCTTCACGGTGGCCACGGCGAAACAGGCGCAAAATTCGACCTTCAATCTTCTTGGGCATCAGCATAGAGCGGAATTTCAGCCATAAAAAACGGTCACAGTGATGACCTATGTCGGAGGCCCCCATGATTTCCCCGATTCTGGGGGGAACTTTTGCGGCGTCGGCTTCATGCCAGCCGTCGATTGCAGCAACTGTGTTGGTGTAAGTGTCAGTAATCCTTGCCATTCTCGATATTCTCCAAAAGGGGCCTTCCCGGTGGCCCCATCAGAGCTTGAGGCCACCGAAAAAGCGAGTTTTGCATAGCGTCAAGCTATGTCATTTTTGCCACGGCGGCTTGGTGCCGCCGGGGGCCTGGCTTGGTGCCGCCGGGGGCCAGGGTGGGGCCACTGGCGGGGGAATTGTCGCTGACGGGACCGCTGGGGCCGGGGGCGCAGCCGGGACTTTTGGGGCCGATTGCGGGATGTCCGACGCCCCGCCCTGGCCAAAGGGCTTGACCTGTTTGATAATGTTTCTGGGGCCTTTGCCCCCTTCCCGCTCCTCAATATCCACCAAAATATCAACTTTGTAGCCCACCAATTCTTGATCGTCCGTCACTCCCCGCAGGCCCATGGCCGTCAAATACGAGCGCAGGCGGCCCTGCCCGATACGTTCCGCCGTGGGATTTGGGTTCAGTATATTCAAAAAATCCCGTACTGTGTCGCCTCTATGCGTCGGGCCTGTGACGATCAATTCCATGTGCAGCACAGTCCCTGTCGACGATGCCGACGGCTTTTGTTCGACACGTTTACTGTATGCGCTATACCACCCAGGTGGCAAAATGGTGAAACTCTCCGTCTCTTCGGGCAAATTTTCTGTGCTGAAATTCATATACGCCATGATTAGACCTCCACTTTTTCGATTTTGTATGCCAAACGGGCTGGCTTTTCTGTGATGGCCTGCCCCAAGATTTGCCGGACTCGTTCCGGCGCAGCGTCCCATTTTTTCTTGTCGACTTCCGGCTTCCACCGGAATAAGACAGACAATTCGTCCATGATTCCGGCGTCTTCTGCAATACGCTGCAACTTATCGTTATCAACGCTGGATGTTATTTTGCCGGTCACAGTGATCCTGAATCCCGGGGTCGTGGCCTTCTCCGTTCCCACCATATTTGCCGCTATGCCAATCAGCGACGTAAGCTGATCTTCTATGTTTTTTCGCATAGCATTTGCGGCGGCTTCTGCGGCCTTTGCGTCGATCCATTGCTGTGCCAAAATATCAAGCATTTGCCATCCCTCCTTTGATTTTCTCAATGATATCGCCCAAGTTGGGCCATTCTCCGACATCCAGCGCCCCACGGGACCGGTCTTTTGCCGACCAAGATTCGTCCGGCTGTGTCTGCAACCAGCGCATAACCTCCCCGCTCGCTGATGTCGTCACACGGTATGCAAAAATCTCGTCGAACAAATAGGGTAATTGATTCGCCAGCTTACCCCCTGGCATCATCGGCCCGTACAGCATCCGGCCTGATTCGTCCTGCGCTCGTTCCATTTTTGCCGACATATACACATGGACAGGCAAGTCTCTGAATTTGCGCAGCATAGTGTTCATTTTTATACCCATCTCGCCATATGCTTTCCGCCCGTCCTTGGTTTTTGTCATTTCGTCGGCCAGACAGATTTCTGCGATTTCTGAAATCGAATCAAGCGCAACTGACTCAAATTGTTCGGCTTCTTTGCTGCCCATCAGCCACGCGTAGGCCTCCTCCAATGATCCTATGTCGGCTATCTCGATATACGGCAGGTCTGCCCCGGCAATCGATAGCAGCCCCGCTTCTGCCGACAGGATAATAGGACTGGGCAGCGTTGCAATCAGGGTCGTTTTCCCGACCCCCGGAGCGCCATAGACCAACATTTTTACATGATCCGCTAAAACGGCGGATGTTTTTTTCACAAAAATTGACATAATCTCACCCTTTAATCACACGAGTTTTTTCAACAAAATCATCGAGTGCGTCCTGGGGTATGCGATAAATCCTGCCGATTTTATGCGCCTCAATCATCCCCGCATGAATCCAATCACGCACAGTATGTATATTTATGTTGAACATATTTGAGATTTCTTGCGTCGTCCACCAAGGATGATCGGCGTCAGGCGTCACAGCGACGCCCCGCCCGGTCGGATAGTTGACCGGATCGATATCCACGGCCTGCGCCGCTCTTGCGGGCCCCCTCTCCCACGATTTTCGCACAAATTCTTCACGACTCATAAGACACCTCCAAGTTTTTTTTTATCGCTCGACGGAACCCCTCCGCCAAGCAGGTCAAACAATATCAAGCACCCCAAAATCTGTCAAAATTATTTTTACAACAAAGGGTAAAAGTATGACTTTTGTCATATTATCGACCCGAACCCTTGAACATCATTGACAATAAATCAGAAGCAAAAATATGGCCGTCTTCCCTGGCAATCAACCCCAGGGACACCCCGTCTTTGATGGTCCTTGTTGTGTATTTTCGGGCCGTTGCGTCTGTCTTCCCGTCAGACAGATAGTGCGCCGTGATTGATTCAGCAATAATCTGGCACCGTCCGTCCGTGGTCACCAAGCGCCCGCCGTGCTCCCATGCGTCCCGCAATATATCCCGAGTGTCCGTGATTTTTTTAGATACTTTCGGGTCAAGGGGCTCTTCGGCAGGGGCCAAAACGGCCGTCGTTACCGGGGACCCGTCGTCGTTGATCCACCCTGGGATTTCCACCTGTTCCAGGACAGCAAAAATGGGGCGTAACTGTTCGCAATCCTTCATTTTATGCTGTATAATTTTCATAGTCTTGTCGCCGCCGGGCTTGATCCCTATCTCGACGTCCAGCGCCCCTTTCCAGGCACTGGAGCCCCGGCCCCGGTCCTGGGCATCCTGGCCCAACCCTGTGTGATGGACCAGCAACACGGCACAACCAAAGTGCTGCGTCAATGCCGTGCACATATTCAGCATAGTTTTCACGTCACGGGCATTGTTTTCGTCGCCTTCAAAAAACCGGTGCAGGGTATCGACGACGATTAGTTTTGGCGACATAGCCAAACCATCAATGTTTTCAATGATTTGCTGGTATCCCTGGGGCGTATTCAAATCACAGGCCGATCTGGATATAGCCAAATTCACCGGTCCAACGTGGCCGTGATGGGCCAGCCAACCGGCTATGCGCCCCCGTAGCCCGTAATGCCCCTCACCGGCCAAATAAACCACCGGCGCCGCAGACACAGCACAGCCGTGCCACTCATAGAATCCAGACGCTATGTGCAGAGCCCAATCCAACACAGCAAACGTTTTGCCTATACCGGACGGGCCGAAAACCATCATAGTTGAATTTTCCTGTATCCACCCCTTAATCAGCCACTTTATTGGTGCTGGTTGTGACGAAAAATCACGGGCCATAACTAACCAACGGTCCCTAGTGACCTGTAATAATTGGCCTAAATCGTGTCCCTGGTTTGCATAATCATTAGCGTCGGTCCCAACCTCCGGAGGCAGAACCAACCGAGCACCAACTGCGTCAGCGGCCCTTCTCCCGTATTTTTCGCCGGTGCCTGATTCGTCATTATCTGCAACGATTACAATTGGTTGGGTGTCGCCATGCTCACGCCTCACATATTCAGCAATGGACTGTAAATTATGCGCAGAAAAGGCCACATAGCTCATGCAACCAGTGGCCTCGTGGACGCTACAGGCGGTGGCGTAACCCTCCGAAACAAACACGCTTTTCTTGTCTCCGGGGATGCAGAACCAACCCCCTGCGACAGCCCCGCCGGGTAAAAATCTCTTCCCTCCGTCAGGCGAAATATACTGCACACTAGACCAGTCCCCGGCCTGATTCGCAATCGGGATTACTAATTGATTCTCGGCAGTTATCCGCAGGCCATAGGATTTGACCCGTTTAGCCACTAGATAGGGGTGACTGTCTGGGGCAGGCAGAGCAGCGGCCCAAATGGCCGCCGCATTTTTGGCCGCCTGGGCAGCCCGATTTACCTTTTCAGCCTCCCGCTCTTTCCGTATCAAATCCAGACGTTGCAACAAAGCGGAATTTTCCGCCGGTGACAGCTCCCGGTCCACCGAGGCCCTGAAATTTTGCTCAATCCCCAGGGCCCAATCGCCAAAAGCACCGGCGGGGATGCCATCGACAAAAAGAACATACCACCCGGATTTACTTGTATTTTTGCCAAACCTATGCAGGCGCCCGTCTGGGATAATCTGCGCCGGCGGCTCGA